GGTCAGCGACACAACGGCTGCACCACTGGTGTACGCCGACATGCGCAGCCGGTAGAAAATAACCTGGTTATCGAGATCGTCATCAATCGTGGGCGCTGTGTTGGCTATGTAAGTGGCAAACGTCCCGAACGAGAACTCGTTTCCGATCGAACGTTCGAGCACGACCGTGCCGGCCCACGTCCCGGTGATCGAGACCCGGAACTGGCGGGTGGCGTCAATGCCTGTGACCCGGATCGCCTCGGTAACATCATCGACTGCGTCCAGTGTCGCAGTCTCGAACCGCCCGCTATGTATCAGGCGAATCAACGCGCCGACATCCATCGTGGTGAACAATGCCGTCGAGGACGTGAGCGTCGTCGTCCCCGTACGCGCGGCCGCCGTCAGCGTGACGTTGGAGAAGTTCAGCGGCGCGAAAGGCCCGTCGATCTGCCAATACGGGCGCAGGGACCAGCTGTTCTGTCCCCTGCGCTCAAAGACGTAAATCTCCTGCCCGCCGCCTGCCATGAAGATGGTGTTCAGGCTCTGGGTCATCCGAACGGACGCAACCTGCGCAGCCGTGTAGGGCGACGTGATCTCCATCACCCCCGGCGCGACCCGCGCGAAGCTGGTCAGCTTCGCCGTGCCGACAGCGCGAAGGATAAACTCGACATAATAGGTCGTCGCGTCAGGCGTAAACGAGACAAGGTGGAACCCCGGCAGGAAGATTGAGTCGGGCACGATCTGCTGCCCGCCAGCAGCGGTCCCGACGCGCATGATAAGGGGCTGCCTGCCGACCGTGAACGAGAACGAGACCAGCGTGTTTCCGCTGGTCGTCGTGACTTGAGACCGCGCCACGGCCTCGTTCCCCGCATCGCAGAGGAAGGTAATGACTGCGCCGGAAATGCTGATTGAGGCCACTATTAATAAAGCCCCGTGGAAAAATATGGTCCATAAAATCCGCCCCAAAATCCGCCCAAATCGCCAAAGCCCCCGTCAGGGAAGATGTCGCCTATGCCACCCGAGGGTGGTGGATCGCCGCCCGCGGGCACAACGCTGCTCTGGTCGCTGAACGTGCCGACCGTGGCCACCGCGCCCGCCAGCACGACAAGCGAGCCATCTGACACCAGCCTCAGCTTGCCATCAGAGAACTCCATCACCAGCTTCTCTGTCTCGGAAAAGATGAACGGGCGCAGCAGGGCCGGCGCGCTCGACGGCGTCACGCCACAATACTCAAGACCCGGCATTTTCGTCATTCCTCCCTGCACCAGCGGGAAAATGTTCTCCATCGTCTCCGCGCCGCGCGGGTAGACATCAAGGTCCGTGCGCGCCAGCGCCTCTGCGCCGATCTCGCCCAGGTTAAACGCAACGACTTCGCCCTTGCTCTTCGCCATCAGTCGTATCGCCCCCCGCGAACACCTTGCGTCCGGGCAGACACATAGCGCCCAGGCGGCTGGTAATAGACAGGATCAGACCTGGCATCGAGCGCCTTGGCGTCTACGACTCGCTTTTGGAGCACCGTCTCGATCCGGTCACGCGTCGAGTTATTCTCGTTCGTGGCTGGGTAGACCTGATCAGCGAGCATCGCAGAAAGCGCATCTGCGAACTTTTGCGACCAGCCCCCGGTCTGCTCGTAATAGATCCGGTCGATATACTTGAGATAGGTCGTCTCGGAATTGGTCAGGATTTTGCCGGCGCGGAACTCGTAGTCGATCGACGGCGCCTCAAAGTCCGTGTTGTTGCGCACCTTCAGGATACGGGCGCAGCTGGCGGCGACGTTGAATGTGTAGTCCCAGCCGCCCTCAGCAGGCAGGACCTGGCTCAACCCGGTCACGGTCGAGGCGAAACTCCAGTCATGGTCCTCGAACCAACTGGCCACGCAATCCTCATACGCGTTGACCAGTCGCTTGACGTATTTCTTGCTCTCGTCAAGACCGGGGCTCTCTGGCTCCCCAAGCAGACGCAAAGCTGAGTTGATCACGCTGGCCCTGGTTGGCATTACTCAGCCCCGGCTTCCTGGGGTTCGGTCTCGGCAGGCCTGGGCATGGTCTTCTTCGCCGTCGCGGCCTTCACCGCCGAGCGGGTTGCGTCTGCGGTCGCCAGAGTGGATGCAATCGCGTGGGCCCGGATCGAGGCCGCCTCGATCGTCGGGAAGCCCGTCTCCTTGCTCATCGGGAGGCCGTCCTTGAACAAGGCGTGATGCTCAGCCCCGCCAAGCCACTTGCTGGACCAGCCTTTCGGAAAGGCCTGCGGGGTGTAATCGGTCAGCGGCAGGCGTTCGCGGGTCACGCACTGGTTCGTCACACGGGCCTGCGCCATCACCTGCAACTCGCCGAACCGGGAATAATCCTCCCACTCCACCTCGATGATGTCGCCCACGGTCAGCAGGTTGGACGCCATGACGCGCCCGAAATAGTCCGGCGACAGAACCTCCTCGATCGAGTGGGCGACAGGCACGGTGCATAGGTAGCGGTTACGCCGCTTGCCGGGGACTTCGAGGTAGATCTGGTCAGACTTGCAGACAGCGGTCATGTGCTCACTCCATAGGGAAAGGGGCCAGAGTAGACACTCTAGCCCCTCCCTTGGTGACAGCGCGAGGACAGGTTCGCGCTGCCCGTTGGCCGTTAGGCGTCGCCGGCAGCCACGATCAAGGCGGTCTCAGCCGAAACTGTTGCCGCATTGCCGCTCACCGACCGGACCACATAAAGGCTGGCATCAGCAGGCACAGCCGCCAGCTTCGCAGCCGTGGTGACCGGAACCGCCGTCGTCCAGACAATCCCATAGACGAGATCGCCCGGATCCATGCCGCGTGCGGCGCCGTCCGAGAAGAAGCCTGTGCCATCGACGACGCCAGTGGCGTCAATGCCGTGGTAGACCCAGATGTTGGTCCCGAGAGGCCCGAGAGCAGGCACGGCAAGAGTGAGATATTTCGAGTCATAAGCCATGATTCAGGTCTCCTTAAGCGATAGCTGATTCGTCGTTGTTGATCATGCGGACCACGCCGCGCGGAAGGGCAAGGGCGCGGGCGTCCTTGACCTTACCCCAGGTTTCCCAGCGGTCTTCCGGCTCATAGTAGTACATGTGCACTTCCGGAGCGCCGCTGATCTGGTGGGCTACGGCGTCCTCGTGCCAGATGTGGCAGTCAGCTGTAGTCGTGCCCATGCCGGACAGGTTGGTCGCCTGGAACCACTTCACGCCGAGCCAGTTCCAATAGCCGTTTTCGCCGTAACCGATCGTGCCACCATCAACCTTCTTGACGTTAGTGAAGTCAGCCGACTTGAACTCGTTGATGGTCATCATTTGGGCCATCCCCGCAGGGGTCACTGCGCCCCAGACGCGGCCGTCAGACGGCACATCGTTGGTCCAGAGCTTGGTCGTCCACGTCAGGATGTTGCCCAGCGTGCCGAAGTCCACGGCGGAGGCCGACACTTCGGTCGTTGTCGAGTCCAGCATCTCGATGATGCGGGTATCCGACTTGCGATGGCAGGAAGCAATGACCTTGCGGTACTGCTGCGAGCGGTAGTTCGGATTGCTTTTGAAGGCGTCGAAGTCGTCGATCTTGTACTTCTTGAAGAACTCCTTCGGCGTGTCCGAGACCTGGCTGTTGGCGAGGTTCGAGACGGGGATCGAGCCATCACGGCCACGTTCCTGCGCCTCATCGGTCAGGCCCACCACGTCCCAGTAAATCGTGCCGGCGCGGTCGAGGCCATCCGAGCGGACAGCCTTCATGAACAACGATTTCTCGCGCTCGAAGTCCGTCTTGAACTCGTCATTATACATTTTGCGCTCGAGGGCGCTCACAGTGTTAACAGACATGATTCATTGTTCCCTTGTCTGGGTTGAGAGGTTCACAAACAAGACGATCCGGAGCGTCAGCGGGTAACCCTTGCGGGGCCTCTGGCCGTCCTCAATTCTCTCACGGGGCCGGCAAGCCGGGTAACCCGCGTGACCTCGTGCCTGCCCATCGTCTTGAGGAGCAGGACCTGGTCATGGCCGCACGCTAGGCGCGCGACTTAGCTCGTTGCTGCCGCTCCATCAGCTGCATCAGGCGTCCGCCCGGCGCTGAAAGTTCGGCGTATTTCGATGGGTTCGCCTGGCGATACCCCTGGATCTTGCTGTTCTCGTCATCGAGCGCGTCGGACGACAAGTTGTCGCCGCCCAGCATCGACTGGAGGAACACGGGATCGTCGCCCGAGGCGCGGGCCGCAGCGGCCATCGCTTTGAGGAAAGGCGCCCAGTTGCCGACCTTGGTGCCGTCGGCGAATGTCTTGTCGAGTATCTCGCTGGCATCATCGACCTTGAAGAAGGATTGGACCCCCGCTTCGGCATACTTGATGTTGACGGCGAATTCGGGACCCCATTCAGTCTTGAGGTTCCGCTCATTCTCGATGCGGGTCATCTCGGCCGCAGCGGCCATCTGCGCGGCCTGCTCCTCCATCATCCCGTAGTAGAACTCATGCGCTGCATTGACGCCTTCCGGCGTGGCGAGGAAGCCGCCCCTCTGGTGCAGCTTGCTGGTGACCCCCTTGAGGAAGTCCCTGTCAGCGTCCGAGACGTCAAGTCCGTCCGGCACGGCAGCAGTGATCTTGTAGGCGTCCGGCTTCTCAGGGATGCCGAGCTTGGCGTTGAACGCCTTCTTGTCATCGTCGGTCGCGTCAGCGCCGAGCAGCTTGATCATGCCCTCGTCACGCTTGCTGAGCGCCGTCTTGGTCTCGATCAGGCTTTTGACGAGATCGGCCGGCGTATTGTAGCGCTGCAATTCCTTGAGCGTGCGCCCGTCCTTCTCGTCCTGCGGGACCATTGGCGCGCGCCAGTCGGCGGCGTCCAAGGATGGCGCAGGCGTAGGGGTA